AGAACTTATCTAAATATATTCTTGAATACATAGCACCTATGTTTTGCATAAGCCCTCTTGTAAGACTATTATAATAATCTAAAGGTACATTACCATCACTTCTCCAACCAGGCATTGCTCTTTCTAATCTTGATCTAGCATGAGTAGAATTACCCATACCTGGATATGGATTTTTACCTTTACGACTAGTGCTTTGATTTAACATGTCCATTGCATCTTTATCAATAAATGGATTTTCAAATTTATTTTCTCCTAAAAATCTACTAGCCAATCTATTAAATTCTATCTTCTTTGCTTCTTCAAAACTTATTTGTTTATACTTTACATCATTTCTTAAATTAGCATCTAACAATTGATCAGGATTTGTTTTAGCCATAATACGTTTTTTCTCAGAAGCCAACCATTCATTCTCTAAAATCTCTCTATTTTTAGCTGTATCTTTTTGTCCCATATGCGGATAATATCTATCTGACACGCCATCTTCTTGAAACTTACCTACCTCACTACTCCATTCTTGATATTTTCCAGTAAATTTAGCAATATCTCTACGAGCTTTTTCAGCTATGCTAATCTTTTTATTGCCAACTTTTACTTTAGTTGCTTCCATAGCTTTCCAATTTAAACTACCACCTTTGGTAATATACTCAGAATATTTATCCATCATATGATCACGAAGGTTTAAATGAAATCTAATCCAAACCATATCATCATAATGAAAGTGATTTTTTAATATTTCAGGTCCAGATTGTTTATCTTGAGATAATCTAACAGTTTTATCAAACCATAATAGTCTACGTAATTCAATCATACCATATTTATTTAAAAACATTCTACCTAATTCTTGTTGCCAAAACTTAGGATGACCTTCTAATAACATAGTTTGTGGTAAATATTCTAAAGGAAGAACAGTTTGATTGTCGAAATAACTAGCTATCTTTTTATGATTACTTTTAATAATCCCATTTAATGCCGACTCCATTAAAGGTTGTATTACTTTAGTTCTAACTACATCAGCATATTCAATTGCACTTACAAACTCTTTTTTACCTGATTCATTAAAGTAAGAAAACTTTTGGTCAATTTTTTTAATTTGTTTTTCTGCTTCTACAAATCTTTTTTGCAAATCTAATAACTCCTCAGGAGTTGTATTACCTTTCTTAGGACCTTGACCATCTTCTCCTAAGTTATGTTTTATTGCTGCATACTCCCAAATAGTATTACCGTGTTCTTTATATCCTTTTTGAGATTCATTTAATACCTTTTTAGCAAATCCAATAAACTTAGTATTAAAATCATTTAACTGATTTGCACTCACGTGTTGTTTGTAAATTAAATCTGCTACAGTTTTTAAAGTAGATGTAGGAACAGTAATACCATATTCTTCCATTTGACCTGTTTTTTCATTGAATTTTACAACACGATCAAATTGTAGTCGTTGTTCAAATGGAGCAATCTCTTTATCTAATCTTTGAAATATACCTAATATTTGGTCTAATTTTTTAGGATCTCTTAAATGTGCTTGCAAAGGATTTAATCTGTTTATTTCGTTAGTAATTAAATCAGATAATCTATTTACTTCTAATTCTTGTATGTGTGGAAACTTATTGTTTGCTTTTTCAAATTTTTCTCTACTATCAAATCTTTGAACACGTTTAGTTTTTTCATTAATAGAGTATATAATTTTATCAGAATCTTTTAATAACATACCTTCTGTTTTGTCTGCAAGTTTATCTATATTACTTCTATTACCACTTATCCAAGAACTTACATATTTCTCATAATTTTTTACCAAAGTATTAAAAGCGGCTTCATTCATACCAGTAATATTCTTAGTATTTTCTTTTACATACTCATCAAATGTTTTTAAGGGAACATCTTTGGTAATATCTGCGTATAAAGTATCTTGTGCCTCTTGAATTAATTCTTTATTTCTTTTAACCTGATCAATAAGATTATCTTTATTGTATTTATTTCTCATTGCTTTCATAAAGAAATTAAATCTTAATCCATCTACGTTTTGTATAAAATCACTCTTACGATCTATTCTCTTTAAAAAGAATGCATATTCACTAGGCAAATTAAATATAAATTTTTGATTACCTCCTACAGTAGTTGCATATATTAACTCTTTAAAATCAGTAAGATTCTTTCTCATTGTTTCTGTTTGAGTTTTTTGTAAAGGTTCTAATGTTGCAATCAAATTATCTAACTTTTTAGGATCAGTAAGAACATCTAAGTCAATTAAATCAGGAACCATTTTCTTTGTACGTAGTACAACAGGTTTAGATGTGTCAGCATTTATTTTAGATTGAGTACCATTTGCTGGTTCAGTAAATTGATCCATAGCTGCTTGTTCAAATGAATCTAAATCTAACATATCTCTAATATCTTGTATACGTTTAGTTCTATCCTGCTGTGCAACCTTTAATACTTCGTATCTAGCATTAGACATATATTTTTTATTTCTAGGTCTTATAGCCCATGTTTGTTCTTTATCTGGTAGTAAACCAGTAAATTCTGACTGCAGCTTTCCACGTTCTTTATATAAATTTTCTAATTCTGTATCTTTATTAAAAAATTCACCACGTTTTTCAAATTCCATTTTAGTTTTTACTAATTGTTTAATTGAATTATTTATTTGATTTAAACGATCAAAACGATTTTCTGCTCTAAATCCAATAAAATCTTTTTTAACTACAGGTGTAGCTATATAAAATACATCAAACAAATCTTCTACTTCTCTTCTAGCTCTTTCTGGTAACGGATCTCCTATCTGTTTTCTTCTTTTAGATAGTTTAGTTAATTCTGTTTCTAATATACTTTTAGTAAGAGCTATTTGATCACCATAAGAACGTTTATTGTTTTTCTTGTAAAACTTTTGATTGTTATCAAACGCTTGATAAATTCTATTACGCTGTTCAAATGTTAACTCTACTACCTGTGTAATAAAATTATCTACAGATTCAGGTGACATTTCTAATTCTTTTATTGCATAATCTTTGAACTCCTGAGATCTTACAAGAGCATTTGATAAATCAACAACATTATTTAGTTTGTTCCATAAAAATACTTCATAGTCTAAAATATTATTAAACTCTTTTTCTGTTAACCCTTCCATAAAATTTTCTTTAAAATCTTTTAAACCAACCTTTTTATATATAGGATGTTCTGATATTTGTTTAGATAAATCTCTTAAAAATGAAATACTTTGTTCTTTGCTAAACACATTCCAAGGATTTAACTCTAAACGTAAACCATTGTATTGTTCTGCAATTAAACCTAAATGACTTCGAGTTCCTTCTGTCTTATCTAGGTAATTAATAACAGTTTCTTGTATATCTAAAGGCATATCTGTTTTACGTTGTTGTCCAAATATAAGTTTATGCATATTTTTTATAGCCTGCCTTCTAGCTTCTAGCTCACCTGTTTGTGCACCTTCATACATCCATTCATATCTAGCACGCATATTTCTTAAAGAAACTATAGGTAAATCTATGTTTGACAAGTCTGCTGCATCAATATAAGTATTTAATAAAACATTTCTATCTACAGTAAGCTGATCAAAAGCATCTTTATATCTTTCTTTTAATGCTATTCTATCAATACCAGTACGAACTGTACTATCTTCTAACTGTTTATTTATATCTAACTCTAAAGAAATAAGATTTACTCCATTAGTAATTAAACCAATAGAGTCTTGTGCCATTGTAGATATTTTACCATTAAACAATTTTGCATTAGTATCTAATATATCAGCTAAATGTTCACCTCTAGTTTTTGTTTGACCAGGTTCTGCATTAGCTAACTCTCTACCAATATCTGCATCTTTAAGATCTACTGTATCTTTTTTACCATTTTTAGTTCTAACAAGCTGATCTTGTACCTGTGATTGTTTGTAAGCATTTGTTAATTCGGAAGGTAATCCCCAAAACATATGTGCTGAGTCAATATCTTTATCAGCACCAGACATCATAAAATCATTGTATTCATTGGTAATTAAAGATATACCTTTACGAGTTTTAGCAAACCCTACAAATTCACCAATACGCATACCACCATTACTAATCATAGGCGATCTTACATAAGCTACGCTTGTTCTAATTCTTTCATACTCTGCAAAATTTTGTTTAGCTAATCTAGACTTTGGATTCTCTTTCATTGTAACCCAAGTGTCCCAAAATTTACCAAGAGTCATTGTTTGTTCGTTTTTTAATCCTTCATATACAGTTACTTTCAATACATCTCTCGCACCCTCGTTTAGCATAAATTCGTTGTTTGCTAGGCCTTTCTTTGCTTTAGAGTACTTTTGCTTACGTTGACTAATTAAAATGTCATATAGGCCTAATTTAGAGCTATATGAGTGCCTAATACGTGGTCTAGTTAACCTTTTAGATACATATTGTTGTATTCTTTCATTAATATACTCTCTAACTCCAGGTCTTAAATAAGTACCAGGATCAAACCCAGTATCAATTAAATAATCTTCTATAAGTTGTCTGTTGTAAGTATTTTGACGATAGTCATTCCATTCTTGCATTAGTTGTTTATCAAAATCAGATAATCGTTCTATTTCAAATATTTGTTTAATAATACTTTGAGCAGCTTTACTATCAGGTTTTTCAAATAAAATTTTATCTAATACACGAATACTTACATCATCTATTTTTACACTAAGTTCTTTTTCTGCAACAAAATCTTTTTCTGCCTGCATAGTTTCTTTTGCTTTACCTACTGCTGCCTCAGCTACAAATTTTTCCCACCTTCCCCAAAACTTACTACCAATGTCTGTGTTAGGGTCCATTTCAAATGTATTAGTATTAGCAATAATCTGCTGTAGTAATTTTTGATTACCTATCTTACTAAAGTTTTCATAAACATTTAAATTTAAATAGTTGTCTTCTATACGTGATTGAAACTTATTCAGTTTACCAACTAATTCTATTTCACCAGTTTTTTCGTTAAATCTTATTTTAGTTGGTTTTACTCCAACAGATTCTTTTATACCACTTACATAATGTATTTTATCTATACCGTGTTTATCTGCAAACTTTTGCCATATACTATCCATTACAAAATCAGCAGTCTTATTAATTACCTGACCTCTACCCTGATCCATATTCGGTCTAAACAGTCCTAGTGTTTTCATAACACCAGTTTCAGGGTTATATCCATATCGTTCTAATACAATATTAAATATTTTTTGATTAGTTAATGTGGCACCATCTGTACCTGAATTGTTTTCTTTTAATGCTTTACCCATATTTTTAATACTACTAGGTAAATCTTCAATAACAATATGTTGAAATTCAGCATCTTGAAACACATCTTCAGATTTTTTTCTAAGTGATTGAAAATCAACAAACTCAGGTATCTTTCTTAGTTTGGTAAAAGATAACTCTTCAAAAGATGCTTGTTTTTTATAACTACCTGACTCTATACTATCTAATACTTTTTGATTATGCTCTTCTACTTTAAGCATTAAACTTTCATTATCTTTTATAAAACGATCTATATTATTATTATTTGTAGTACTCGCTCTCTTACCAGATAAGTTTAAATAAGTTCTCTCAACATTATATCCAAGATATATATCTCCATAAGTAGCTTTATCTATAAACAATTTAATTGACTCTACATCTAATGGTAATGTAACCTCACTAAAACGTTTATTTGAACTTAATTCTTCTGCTTCTAAAAATCTTACTCTTTGTAATTGTTTAAGATTTTTAAAATAACTAGGATCTAATGCTATCTCAATACCAGAATGATGTTTAGTACGTTTTTGAAACTTAGTTAAATTTGTATATGGCTCACTTTTTATCCAATTAGGTATTTCTTCTAAAATTTTAGCTCTAGTTATTTGTTGCCTAGATATAGTTCCTGTTTCTATCATTCTCCAAATTAAACTAGCTACATTACTTTTTTTCCTAGTTTTAGTTACAGGTATACCTAAATCAATTAATTTTTGATTTATAGCAGTAATATCAGTACCACTTAAATAGTTAGCATCTTTTTTAAACTTGCTATAAGGATATTGTCTTATTTGTATTCTACCAGTTTCTCCGTTAGCAGCATAAATAAAAGCATCTTGTTTATTTAAATCTTGTGCAAGTTTTTTAAATTGTTTAGTACTCATATATTCTGCTAGCTCTAATGGTTTAATTCTAGAACCGTCAGGGTTTGTTTTACCTTCTGGTATAAATCTAAATATATCTACACTTAGAGGTGCTACGTTTTTTACACGAACTCTATTTTTATATTGTCCTTCTTGTTGATTCCAATATCTTTCTAATACACGAGTAGTTAAATATTCAAAATCATAGTGCAAGGTATCTTTCTTATCAGGATCTACTTTGTAATCATAGTTTTTATTTACCCTACTTGGACCATGTGTTTTTGTACCAGACTTTTCCCCGCCTATAGGTTTATCATAAATATCAGTTTCAGGAGCTTCTTTTTCTATAATAGGATCTATTGTTTTATCTTTACTTAATTTACCTTCAGCAACTATATATATTCTTGCAATAGGAAATCTATCTAAGTTTTTTAAATAGTGTGCTGATTGTATTAATTCTCTTGTTTGTTTTGGACTTAAATCAACATTGAATTGATTTTTTACATCTGATACAAAATTATTTATATCATATTTACCTGTATCAATAACTTTTTTAAACAACATATGTAAATCCTGCACACCTAAATCAGGATTATTTTTCTTAGCTTCTAAAAATACACTCTTTAAAGATTTTTGTTTAGGTAAATGTTCAGACAAAGGATCAATCTCTTGTACCTGATACTCTATAGTTCTACCATCTTCTAATCTCATAGACTCAAATTGAAACTCTTTGTTTTCTATTTTTTCTATAGTTCGTTCTGTACCACCTAAATTTTTATCTAATCTTTGTTCTGTAACGTATGCTTCTACTTCTCCTCGTTGAGCATCTAAAGCATCATACATTTCACCTAATATCTTTTCTTGTGCTTTACGATCTGTTCTAGCCTGTTGTTCTAATTCAGGAGTAATAATACCTTTTTCTTTTAAATCTCTATATGTTTGTGCATATGCTAATACAATATCTTGATATTGATTTATGGTGTAATCAGTTTGTTGAGTTTTAATATTTTTTAAATATCTACTCCAGTATGCTTGATACTCAGGAGTTTCGTTTTGATACCAAGGTTGTTCTGTAAGCCATTTTCTAGCTTGTTTCATATTATAATCTCTTGGTATTGCATTCATAGAATTATATATGTCACGAGTAGCTCTATTTTCAAAAGATGCTCTACTATTAACAGAAAAGAATACAGCCATAAGAGTTTCATATATTTGATCTTCTAATGGTAAATCATTTAATTTAGATGTAGTAGTACCGTATGCTGCACCTGCACCACCACGCATTACAAAATTTATAGTATTGTATTGGTCAATTCTATTTGGTTGTGTACCTAACGCCTTAGCAAAAGACCTAACAACTCTTTCTCCAGATTGTCTAACAACAGGTTGACTACTACCAAGCATTCTACCAATATTTACATATTCACCAATACCACCAAATATACCACCTGCTACAGCACCATGTACACCTGCTACAGCCATTCCTTTAAATCCTTCACCTCTTGTACCTAATGGTTGAGATGATGCTGCTAACAATAAACCTAAGTGTACAGATTGATTAACTATATTATCTAACGCAGCTTGATCTATAGCTTTATTACCTAATAATTTTTTATTTAAAAAATCTACTGCTCTAATATTATTTCTATGTAATCCAGCTGTAGCTTGTTTTTGTACAAAAGAAGCAGCTATACCAGGAAATGATTGTAAGCCATATAGTTTTTCACCAGTCTTAGGATCTATACCCATAGGCATACCCTTCATTCTTGTTGTTCTAGCAAATTTATCTAACGCTCTTTTAACCTTTAAATTGGTATTACCTAAAGACTTAGATGCACTATCTAAGCTATTTGCTACGGAAGCAATTCTTTTACTACCACTTTTTTTAGCACGTTCCTGCAATCCACGTTTTACTACACCTACCGCAGCACCTGTTCCTGTTAACCCTTGAACAATAATACCAGGTGCTAATCCAATAAGGTGTCCTACATTGCTTGCAATACGTTCACTACTTGTATCGGGTGTGTCTGCAAATCCAAATGTAGTAAATCCTTCTACAAACCCTGAAACTGTTTGTGCTAAAATACCGTCAGATTTGCCCTGTCTTCCTTCAGACATAGGTAGGCCTGCCTCAAACATTTTTGTTTCCATATAGCGTAAGCTACGGGTGTCAAATGAGTTAGGGTTGGTGTCATAGAACTTTTTTAAGCCTACGGCAAATTGAAATTCGTCTAATCTACCAGAATCTACAGCACTTTGTAGTATTTCTATTCTTCTATCTAATGACATAATTATTTCTGTAAAGTGTTAATCCAAGTATTTAACATCTTTATAGATTCTTGATAGTATGCTTTATTCTTATCAATATCAGCTTTTGTTGTGCTTCCAAACTTTTGCTCAGTACTTAAACGTTCTGCTAATGTTTTAGCTTCCATTAAGTCTTTAATAGCTTCTTTTTGTCTAGAAGTATTTATTCCAGCAAACTTATCTTGTAAAGCATATTGTGCTTGCAAAGTTGCTAAACCTAAAGAAGATGAATATGCATTCTTTCTTGCTGTTGACATTTCCATTCTTTGTTCAGGAGATCTTCCAAAAAATCTATCTCTTTTAGTGTCATCAACTTTAGCAACAATATCTTCTATACTAAAATCGGGAGTATCTCCTTGCGATAAAACATTATTCATAGCCATAGATTGCATATCATCAAAACGCACCTGCGCAAACAATCCTTGATTTTGTTGACTTAATAAACGTTGAGCAGCAATAACTTCTGTTGGATTGTTAAAATCAATATTACCATAATAAGCATTTAATCCATTAAGTGTTTCACTGTTTTCTTCTGCAAATTCTTGAGTTACTCCAGATGCTGCATATACAGATTCCATAACTTCTTTAAAATCCAAGTTTCTTTGAAACTCTCCAGTAGCTAAAGTATCTGTTCTTCCAGCAATCAAACCAGTTTCAAAATTATATTGTTTACCTTGAAGATCTTGTTGAAGTTTTTGAGTTCCTACATTAGGGAACATAATACGACCATCTGAAGCATCATAAGCCCAATTAGCTATGTTTCTACCTTTTTGCATTTTTACATTTTCTCTTAAACTATATCTATTCATATTAATTTGAACATCAATCATATCTTCAAAATTATTTTCTAAATATTTTCTTTGAGCGTCTGCATCTTTTTCACGAAAATTAAGTTGATAGTCATCAAACTTTTTTCTCATATCTAGACTAAGTTCAGCTCTATACTTATCAAGATCTTTTTGATTTGCAAAATTGTTATTACCTCTTTCTAAAAAGTCTTTTTGACCTTCATCCATTTGTTCCAACGTAAACTGCTGTTGAAGCACATCTCTATCTTCTTGAATACCAGCTTGTTTTTCTAATAATCTCATTTGAGATTGTTCTTGCATTCTTAATTTATCTTGAAAGTCTGGTTCACGTATATCACGCATCAGACCAGATAATGAATTTGATGCCATTCCTAATGCTTGTAAAAATTCTGTTTGATAATTTGCCATTTTTATCCCCTTCTATTTCTCATTATTGCCATTTCTTGTTCTGGCGTTAAACCTGAATTTCCTATTATTGATCTAGTATCATCTAACACTACACCTTGATTAGCTGCATTTGCTCTAATTTGTCTTTCAGCTGCATCAACATTTCTTAGTTGTGAACCTAATTGCAATGAAGCCTGTAACATATTTGACTCATTTTGTAAGCCTAATGCCTGTAATCTAGCTGTAGGATCTGCTAATGCTGGATTATCAAAATTTGAAAACCCAGTTCTACCATATCCAGCCATTTCTCTATCTACACCAACTCTTGCTTGTTCTGTTTGTAGAGCTGCTTGATCAAATCTTAAACCTGCTGCTGTTGCAGCTTGCTGTCTATATTCTCCATATAAAGGTTGTAAGTCTGCAATACCTTGATTTGAAGTTGCTCTTACAGCATTTTTTCTAGCTTTTTCTCGTGCTTTTGCTTTATCAGCTATAATAGCTCCACCAATAGCTCCTAACACATATCCTACTGCTGCCATTATTTTACCTCCTCTTGTTTATTAAAAGGTTTAAATTCTAAATTAGGAGATATAGCTTTCAACCAATTCATTTCATTAAAATATGGTGCATATTCTGCAGACACTTCTTTCCTAACTTGTTCTATTTGTGCCTCCATATCATCTTCATTTGGTTGTTGTTCCATATTCATGTTCATTTCTTCAGCCATTCCATCTCCTTGTTTTTTAATTTCTTTATACATATCCTTATAATTCTTATTTGTTGGTTCAACACCCATCTGATAATAATTAGCTGGTGTAGCATTTTCTAAGGAAGTTATACCTCCTGACTTAACAATAAGATTTGTATCTTTAGAAGATAATTCAACTTTATTGTCTTCAGCCCACTCTAAAATATTATTATACATTTTAGCCATTATTTATCTCCTTAAGTTTTTTTATTGCCTTTACAAAATCTTCTACACGTACTGGTGTTTGTTTATACCAACGTGAATATCTATCTGCTTTTTTATCTGCGTACATTATCTCATCTATACCACGATCATATTCTTTATGACATAAACATTTCCAAGCAGTAGGAAATTTTTTAGTCCAACTTCTACCTAACTGGTAATTAACAGATGTAAGTGCTATAACTATATCATCATCATCTGTAGATAATATACCAGCTTGTTTTTTTGCTGCTTCTAACGCAACAGTAATATCTTCCATATACCATTCTTTTATTTTATAATCATCTACTTCAGTACCTACAGGATAATCTTCACGTTCTGCTGCAGTTAATAAATGCCCAATACCACAAGTAGGTTTATCTAATGTATCAAGATATACTTCGTTTTTATAACCTTCACGCAATTTCATATGTTCAAAAAGTTTTTCTTCAAAACTTGATTTATTTTTTTTAAATAACATTATTTATTTTCCATTTTTTTAACGGGTGGTAATGGAGATAATCCACTATAATTACCCAACATTCCTTGATACAGACTTGTTGTATCAACATTTATAGCACCAAACTGATCTACACTAGTAATATCTTCAACTTCTTTCATACCCATACCCTGAGTTTGATAATTTATTACAGGTGAAGGATTTACATATTGAGTATCTATTGGTTGTAATGCTTTTGGAACAGTAATTTCATTAACTCTAACTCTTGCTGATAACTGAACTGTTGAATCAGTTTCAGGGTTATATTTATAATCTTTTAAATTATTTAAATAATATGCACGAACTTTTCTTTTATCCATAAAACGTTTGTTTGTTCTTTCAAACATTTCATTTCCATACATATCATACATCATTTCACCAGGTTTTGCAGAATCTACAGTATCTTTAGCACGCTGTTGATGTTTTCTAAAACCCTCTCTAAATGCTTTACGATCTCCATATAAAGCTGCACCTTCGTCAGTTTCTTTGTATGTTTTACGATCTTTAAAATAATCGGTTATACCTAAAGTTTTATCTATAGCTCCACCTATTCTAGCACCTTGAAGTGCTGCAGTTCCATAAAACAAAGCTTGTCCAAGAGATGATTCTTGAAATTTATTTTGTCTTTCTACATTATCTTCTAAAATATCTAACGCTGTAGTACCAGCTATAGCTGCTTCTTTACTAGACATTATATTACCTCCTCTAATTGACTTTTCATCCACCTACCATTTACTTTTATAAAAACAAAAGAACCAGATGAATCGCTTACTAATACTTGATCACCATCAAAACCTTCATCAGAAATAGGAACTGATTGCCTAACAGACAATGGAGTTTCCATTTGCTGATCTATTTCTTCTATTTTAGAAGATTGATCTTGCAAAGACTTTAAAACTGTTTTATCTCTCATCTATATCTCTTTGTTTTTTTTGCAACTTTTTTAGGTTGTTTGCTATGTTGCTTACCTTTTTTTGTATCTTTACGTTTTTTTCTTGTAGTAGCAGCATATTCTTTTGCACTAAGTTTTTTAATAGCAGCATCAGGTAAATAACGTTCACCAGTTTCCCCTGAAGGTTTTCCTGATTTTGTACGCCATTTTTGTTTTGTCCACTTTTTTAAACTTTTTTGTGATTTTTTTAATGCCACTATTTATATCCTCCACCTGCTGCTTTATATCTTCTAGCTAACATCTGTGCTTTTCTAGCAGACCATTGTCCAGGTTTACCACCTTTACTCCCTGCCATAATTGAATTGAACATACGTTTACGCATACCAGGTTTAGTATAATTACCAGCTTTATTAACTGTGCTTTTTTTCTTAGCCATTACTTATTTCCATGTGTTTTAACTACAGGTAAATTCATCATCAATGAAGATCCTTTGTGTTTTTTATATCCACCTTTAGGATTTTTCATTAAAGACATTTTATTACCTTTTTTCATAAAGTGATACCCTTTTGGTGCTTTAACTTTCATTAGTAACTATATCCTTTCTTCATTCCCTTTTTCTTCATTGTTTTCTTTTTTTTCTTTACAACTTTCTTTTTCTTTTT